GAGAGAACCGTCTGCGCGTTTGATTAGTTTCTTCATTGCTCCATTCCTTGTGTTGTTACGCCACCCATTTCAGCAGGTGCCGTTCCGATGCGTCCAATCTCAGCGTTCTGCGCCTGTTGTAGCTGGAATTGATATTGACTGGCATACTTCTGCAAGCGAGCCGCGAAAGCCTCGTCTTGCTGCGCCCTAGCCGCAACATCGGGCTGCTGAACGTAAGCCTGCACCATCTGCATTGCAATCTGTGCGCCGTTTGGTTGAGCGGGAACTTCGATGCCAGCAAAAATCTTAGCAAGGTCATCTGTGACGTTCTTCTGAACCTTCTGCTGTGCCTCTTCCGCTGGTTGCAGAACGTAATCCGCAAAGATTGGATTGATCGATGATGCAGCAAACTCAAGGAGCTTATTCACATCCATGATTCCATTACGATCCAACTGAACCAACTGAACCATGTTCTTCAACTGAGTTTCCGCTGTCTCTGGATCACTAGACAAGGAGTCAAATGATACCATGATTGAGAAGTTCTCATCTGCGCTACCTTTCGTCATTACTTGCGGATTTGGATTGCCAGTAACTTGGAAGAAGATTTCATCAGGTCCCATGCGCTGATACAGCTTCCATGCCATCGTGAGAACGTCTTTAACGTGGTCTAGGAACTTGCCAATGTAATACTGCTGGCGTGCCGATGATAATGGATTTGTAAGGTCTAATCCAATAGCACGGTCAGCTTGTCCACGCATGGAAAGCTCGCTTTCTACGGAACCATTATCTTGCGGAGGAATCGGACCAAAAGTAATTTCACCCAAACGGCGAGTTCCAATTCTGCGACCAGGACCCCAATCAGCAGGTGGTCGTCCAGCAGGATGCATAAGAGGAGGCAATGTCGCCAAAGACGCACGGTCGATACGACTGTCACGTTCTGTCTTGATTTGCATCTGTGGACCACGGAGAATGTCAGAGAATGTCTGAACTTCATACATCCGCTTCTGATCGTTAGCTAACCGAGTTACCACAAATGGGTAGTCGTCGTAGCCGTTGAGAAGCTCATGCTTTGCATACCCATCAGTTTGTGGATGGAATACGGTGCAGTAAATGCCCTCAGAACCATCATCCTCGTCAATTAGACGTTGATACGCATAGACCACCATGACAAGATCGTTGTCGTCAGTAATTGGCAAGCGAGTCTGAGTCTTTACTTTCTCGCCATCGAGATACATGGAGTCTTTTCCACGCAGATTTTCAATAGCGTTATCCACCCATTTACGATCCCATCCTTCGTTCGCTACCTTTTTCTCAAGCTCTTGAGCAGTGAGGAATGTTCGCCAGAACATGTATGGTGCGCGTTGTGGATCTGAGATGTAAGATGGAAACATTACCTCGCCATCAGGAGCGCAAGCATAGACTACGGGGCAGTCAACAGTTTGGCGGGAGAGTGGGATTTCAGCAACACCCATCTTGCGTAGGTCTTTAATGGCCTTCTTAGCTCGCTTAGTAGATAGATCAGGGAATGAGTCTTGAAGCAACTCAATTAACATTACATCATCTTGCTCGCTTAGAATCAACTCAACAAGATCAGGCGATGCTTGCTGGATTTGCTCAAGGCTAACGCTTTGTAAGTAAGTGCGTTTCTCACGGTTCCAACCAACGTAGGTAACCATGATGCCCTTCTCCATGAGATAGTTCCCACCAAGCTCCATCTGACGCTTGAAGTCGGGAATGTAGGATGCTCGCATCCATTTTAGGAAGCCAGAAACTACCGCTGCTTTTGGCATTGCTGCCATAGACGTTGGGAACGCCTTGATGTGAGAGCGAGACAACGCTTGGTCAAACAACGCAACATACATGTCAATACGCTCACCGACTACGTTTACCTCTTGGTCAGATGCGCCTTGCCACGGAAAAGCATTAGCTCCATTCTTGCGCAGGTCATCCGACTTGCCATCCCAGATGTTTCTGCGGTCGTTGTAAGAGCGTAGGCACGATTCAAAATAGTAATCTAGATCAACTAGGCAGGTATCATAAGCATTAGATAATGCACCAATATCAGGCTTCTTGTCTAAATAAACAAGGGATTCATCTTCGATTTGTTGAATGTCATTCATGCTGTATATTGGTAGTAATCCTCGGGTTCGGAATTGACGAGAATAACATTAACTTGCTTTCCTAGCAAGCCTTTTGATATTTGAGCGGGACATTTTACATTGACGCTGAATCCGTCGATCCGCGCTTTTAGCCATGTCGGGTTATTGCAGACACCTACAATCAACGCTTTCAAAGGCGATTCTTGTATGTCTTGCACAATTTCTTCAACAACCTTAGCGGGTCGCCCTCGTTTCTTTGCTTCTTTTTTGGTATTCATATTAGTAACCTCCACCTCCTTGGATTGTGGCTAAACTTACGGAACTGTCAACATGATCTATTCCTGAAATTGCAGCATAGCGTAAAACGTCTATAGGATCTTTCCAAGCTTCCTTTAATCCGCCATCTCCCGTGTATTCTGACAATGCTTGGATGATATTCTCGCAATCGGAACTGATGTAAAAATGTGGACGGTTGATTGCATCCAGCGGCTTGGATGTGTCCCACGCCATCTTCCCAATCAATGCCTGTAATCCGTCATCAATATCAAGTCCAGGTGCGGGAATGCAAACCATGCCAGCATCGTTCAAATCTTCGATAATGGAAGATGATCCATCCTGCACTTGATACTTTGCAGCACCAAGGCGTGGGTCAATCAATCGTTCAAAGATTTCTTCTTCACCTTCCATTTCTTCGATAAGCTCAACATAGTCGCGAATGCCAAATCCTTGTCCTTTAGCTCCCTCTCCAGGCATCCACTTGCCGCCACGCCATTCAGCCCAGTCACCAACATCCACGCTAGGCCATTCACGATAAACCCACATTGTTCCAGTCTCATCTACTGCAATCCAGCACATGAACCAGTTCTTAGATCCAGCAGGGTCGATAACGTGATACTTTGTGATGTTGTTTCTGGGTATCTTGTCAGGCTCCACCACGTTCACGATCTTGTTGAATTTCGGGAACTTGGTAGCGTGTGACTTCATCGGCACACCATAGGCACGAATAAGAATTTCCTCCCGTGTTCTGCCTTTCAGTGTTTCCTTAATGCGGTCATATCCACCAAAGGCATTGTCTTGCGAGTGGAAGTAATGCACGGAAGCATTTAGCTTCTTCGATCTCTGGACGTATGGAACAAGCTCGTTATTAAGCAGTTCAGCTTCTCGGCTTTCGATAGTTGTTGCGCCATCAAGATACTCTTTAATAACCTCAGTCCACCCGTCAATCGGTGTGAATGTTACAAGCATCTTGGAGTTCCGAGTAGCAAGACGGAATCGCATGGTGTTTATCAACTCTGGACCAAGAAGATATTCGTCAAGCCATACGCCAATGTTGTGCCAGACTGGATTGCGAGAACCAAGTTCAGCACCTTCCAAAATGGTAGGGTTATTTTGGTATTGTGAATATGTCTTGAAGATGATCTGTGATCCGTTAGGGAGAATCAACGAAGAATCTGTGAATCCAGTTTTCTTCTTGTAGCTGATATAAGCATTTGCGCTTGTGTATTTCGTCTTGAGATATTCAGGAAGCCATGCCCATACTGCGCTTTGTTGCTGGCGAATAGACACCTCGGAGGTTTGTGCGAAGCAGAATATCTCAGAGTTAGGATTTTCTACGGCTGCACGGACAACAGAGAACGCACCCCATTGAGTTTTACCCGAACGGTTACCTCCTAATGCTAGGATTTCATTGACTTCTTGAAGTTGTTCCTCGGCTTTTACCCAGTGAGGCAAACGAAACCCATACTGATACGGGTCTTTTTCAGCATTCTCAATAGCTTCGTGGTAAATACGATGAATGGATAACACCTCTTCTGGTGTCATCTGAATCAGCTCCTCATCCGTGGGAGGCTTTAGAATCTGATGTTGTCTCCAAATCATACTGTTTCCGCTTCAACTACTTTACCTTTAGCGATACGGCTCCTTGCTTCGTTAATAAGATTAGCAGCATCGTCGAGACTTGCGCCCTTGCGATGCTCCACAACGGTCGTTGCCATGCCAGTAAGTTGTGCTGCCTTGTCTGTGAGAATGCCAACGGTAATTGCCAGCTTCTCAGGGGAGATTTTAGCAAGGCTATCAGGATCGTCAAAGAGTTGCGTAGCTCGTTCAAACAACAAGTCGGTGTATTCCTGCGCTGCAATAGCGTAACGCATTGAGAACTCTTTACGCTTTGTCTCTAGCGTATCGTTATGTCGCCATTCTAGCTGGCGAATAGTCTCCCTGCCAACTCCAGTTTTCTTTGAGATTTCAGTGATCTTAGCTCCTTGAGATAAGAGAAACAATGCTAATGCAGCCTTGTGCGGCGCGTAATGTTCTATGTTGTTCCGTGGCAGCAATTTAGCACGTTCTCTTACCTCAAGAAACCACTCGCTCTTGTCGGGACGATCATCATAGTAATTATCTTTCAGTTTCTGGAGTTGTTCTTCGCTCATAAGTTTGCGCCTTGCTGAAAGAAGTAAACTTTAGTTTTATTCTGAATACAAGTTTTGTTTTTCGTCAAATTGTTTTGCCATGTTAATCAATTCAGCAGAGAACTCTGGATCACTGGATGCTTGGTGAGCTAATGCTGTCGCCCCAGTTCTACTCAAAAACATCTGCTTTGCCATTTGGTTGTATGCGTTATTGGCAGTGCCAGGAATAGCACTTTTAGCTAGAGCTGATTTAACCATATTACTATTAATTCCAGATGAAAGCATTGCAGTGATAAATCTATTTCTGCTTGCTTCAACCATGTTTTTAAGTGATACGATTATTGTTCCACCTTGTGGGCTTCCTATTACCCTAAAAGTAGATCCTGTTTTTGCAACATCAGCAATAGCATTTGCTTCGGCTGTTGCTGCTAAATCATAAAGGAAATCAGCTTCTTCTTTACCAAGAACGGTTTGAAGTTTTTTAGCGAATGTAGTTACGTTGCCACTAGAAGGTCGATAATCATTCATGAATCTCTTTGTGTCAAAAATTGCCCTAAAAGGAACATTTGCATTTGGATCTCCACCTGAATAAGCATCAAGAAGCTCTCGCCTAAAATCACCTTTGTAAAGATTCCTTGACTCTAGCGATGACTTGCTTAGTTGAAACATCGCATATTGAGTGTCTTTGATAGTGCTTGATGGAGACAATATTGATTTTGAAAGAGCATCTGCATCAATGTTTTTGAAGTCTCCTTTTTGCGCAAGACTGAATATGGTTGACCGTGTTAGTGCATCTTCTTCTTTTTCTGCTTGAATTCTCTTCGCGATCGTTTTTGCTAGAGCTTTTCTCTCAACTTCAGAAAGAGGTTTCCCCATTTTTTGTAAATCATCCATTGTAAGCTTGCTTGAACCAAGATCACCAATGTTTTTGAGGTTGTTATTCAAATCAGAAATTGCTCTTAATTGAGCATCAGCTTGATTTCCGAAAAGAGCTTTAACCATGTTCTCATTTACATCAACGCTTCTAGCACCTTTTCCTCGCAAACTTGGCTTAATGCCAATGTTATTCATGTATTCCAATTGAAGTAATCCAAGGATTCTATCAGCTTCTCCTGCTTTGCTAGGATCAAGCTGTCCAAGCTCACGAAGCGATTTGACAACTCTATCAATAGTAGCTGGTTCTTTTATTACTGCACTTACAATGTCTCTAGGTGTTTTTGATTTCTCACCAGCAGCTTCTTTCAAGACCGATCCTAAAAGATTTTTTTCGTAAGCGTTTCTTTCTTGAACCAATAGAGTGGTCTTGTCAAATTCATCACCAAGATTTACTAGTGTTCCATTTGGCAGCTTAGCATTAATTCCACCGTAAATTTGTCTTCGCAATCCGCTTAATTCATTGGAAATAGCTACACCAAAAGCATCTTTGGTAGTTCCACCAACAGCATTATCTGGTCTAGCATCGCTAAATCGGCGGATAAAACCATCAAAAGATTTGAAATTTAATGGCTTATTGATTGATTGGAGTTCTTCAACTTCTTTATTTAAATTATCAATTTGATTATTGGTTCTTAATTCTTCAGTCTGAATCTCTCGCAATCGAGTTTTTGATATTTTTTTATTTGTATTCTTTTCTTTTGATAAATCTCTAAGATATTTCTTAGAGTTTCTAATCGCAGATTGAGCATCAGCAATTAAAACTGGAGCGTCTCTAATTCTAACCAAGTCATCTTCTATTCTTTTTACGGCAGCTTGATCCATTGATCCGCCCGCATTAACGCTTGATTTGATTCTTGGAAGCATTTTAAGCATTTCTCTTGCTTCCATCTTAAATCCTCCAGCATCAGCAATTTGAGAAAGGCGTTCATATTCTTGATTTTTCAAGTCTGTAATTTTTGTTTCTGCATCTTTGATAGAATTAAACAAAATATCACCAAGCTCATCAGTATCACTTAACGCCCCTCTTGTCTGGCGATCTAGCGATCCCTCAATAAGTCTGGCATTTCGTCCAGTTGCTGATGCAATCTGTTGAGCCAAAGCTTTTTTTTGCGTTTCTTTTTGTGCTGCAATATCTGCGTAGTTATTTGGATTTGCTGGAATGTTTGCTTTCCAATCGTCCGATAGTCGCAGCAAGGTTTCTTGAGTTCTACGAGCAGACGATGCAATGTTAGATTTTGGATATATTCCAGCAAGTTGAGATTGAGTCTCCATTCCTTGTGGGCCAGCTAACTTAGCAGCAAATGGGGTGCTTACTTCACCTACTGCTCGACCTTGCTTCGCTGCAAGTTTCTGCTCTCTAACCATCAAGTTCTCGGCTGACCTCTCAAGATTTTTAGCAAACTCGTTAACGAATTCATCACCTATTCTTGATGCTCTAAATGTTGGAATAGCGACATCGGTAATACCACCAATGCCAGCACCAATTACAGCTTGAGTTCCACGTCTTGCGATTGTTCCACCAATATCAGGTTTAAGACCGTAAGCGTATCTTAATCCTTCATCCATAAGCGCACCTGTTCCCGCACCAGCAGCAGATGATAATCCGACTGCCGCCACAGGACTTTTTGTTGCCCCAAGTGTTCCTAAGAATGTTGCAATCTCTGCTGCTGTAGGAGGAATCTCAGCGGCTAATCCTGCAAGTCCTGCAACCCCCTTATTCAATGTGGTTTTTACACTGCCATCAGGTTGAGTGATCAAGAACTCAGTATTCCCAGCAACATCTATTGGTCTTACATTTCCTTCTCCAAAGTAATTTGTTAGTAGTTGCGCTTTACTTGTTGGATCGTAAAGAGTTTCTAATTGCCCCATTAAAGAAGTTGGTAGCTTTTCAGCTTCAACACCTTTGCTTGGTGGCAAGTTAAAACGCTCACCAATAAGCTCACGTTTTCTTGCTTGTTGCTGCTCAACAGAAGGCATGTTATACATTGGCGTAGGCATGCCCATGCCTCCTCTCCCACCCATGTTCATGTAGTTAGGCGTAGGAGTAACTATTGGCGCACGAAGCTCTTTACCGATTGCTTGAATTCTTTCTAATTCTGGTTTTTTTTCTTGTTCTGCAAGTCGTGCAAATTCATTATTAAGAGATTCCTCTAATCTGGTTGCTTCCTCTAAATCTTTAAATAAAAGTTGACGTTTCTCTGCATTTTCATCACCAGACAATTCATCAATTTGTTTAGCAATTACTTTGCTAACATTAAATACTCGTTGAAGTTCAGAATTAACAACTTCTTTTGATCTTTTAATTTCACTCATTTATTTTTTCTGTGTGGAATATTTCTCTTCAAGAGCTTTTAGTGAATCAGCAACTGGAGTAGCTGTCGGCGCAGGAGCATCAGTAAGACCGAGAATCTGCTCTCTATACATTTGTTCAACTTGGTCATTTTGTTCTTTTGTTATATCCCCATCTGCAAGAGCTTTTTCACGCTCGCTTTTAGTTCCATGGATGTAGTCAAAAACTGTTTGCTTAAGTCTTTTTAAGTCATTTTTTAAGGTCGCTTTATCTCCGCCTACATCAAGAACACCATACATATTCTCAAGCCTCTTGCCTTCTTTTTCGGTAAGTGAGCCAAGCCCAGAAGCCCCAGTAGGCGATGCTGCTTTTAATTGTTTCAAGGAACTCAAAGCAATACTATCTTTTATCGCAGGTAAAATTTGATTTTTCAATTTGTATTCCTGCGTTCCAGGTATTGTAGATTTAGCCATGTCAATAAGAGTGCCAGGACCATATGTTGAAATACTATAATCAATAATTTCTTCAGCTTCATTTGCTTTATCAGTAATGAAATTAGATTGTCTAGTTTCTTCAAATTCAGATGCTCTTTTTGTTTTGGCTAATGCTTCTGCTTTACCACCATCAACTGAAATATCACGCATTGTCACAGTGCCGTCAGGATTATAAATAACCTCTTGTCCTTTTTGTGGAGCTAAAGATTGAATATCAGTAACAAATATTTGCCCATTTTCTGCTGGAGTTCCACTGATTTTGTATCCTTGCTGAATTAGTTTATTAACTGCATCCGTAGTCATTATTTGACCTTGTTTTTCACCACCTTCTACAGGAATCGCATACGAAGGAACTGAAGCATTTGGTTGCGATCCTTCAAATGGAAGCAATGTAGGCACTTCGCTTTCTACTCCAGTATTAAGAGGTGGCAACAAACCTGTGTCATTAGTATAAAGATTATCAGCAGGAAGTTCTAAGGCGTTAACAATTGCATTAGATTTATTTTGAAGCCCACCTGTTGCTTGAGAAGCAGGCAAGTTTAATGCAGAAGTAATTCCTGATGCTGTAGTAGGAGTTCCGACAATTGTTCCATCAGGTCTTGTTCTTATGCCTGTTGCGGGGTCAAAAACAACTGGCACTTTATACTGCTTGCCATTTATAGTTTCTATAATTTCGCCTTGTTGAAGGTTTACGTTTTTGCCGCCTGTAGTGTTTCTTGCATTCATTGCTTGATCTTGATCAAATCGACCAAACACATTAGGAATCATCGCTTTGCCTTCATCCAGCAATGCTGCTTTCTCAATAGGACTAAGGTTAGGGTTATTGTATGATTCTAGGAATGGATTTAGCGTTTCTTCCACTCCTTTAATCTGATACGATTTACCTAGGGTGATCGCAGCTTCAATAGACTTGGCAGACGCTTTATTGTAAGCGTCAACTTTCTTCTGCTCTTTTTTTACCTGAGAAAAGTTGTCAATTACTTTCCCAATACCTGCGCCGATGTTAGCTAGTCCTTGTGCTTGCATCTGACCAGCATTAACAACTCCGCTATAGTCAGGTTGCGGGTAGTTACTTGTATTTATTTGTCCGCCAATAAGTGCCATGATATTAAAGTGTATATGCTCTGAGTGGTTGCCCAGTAAATGTTTTACCAATATTTCCAGCGTAAGCTCCCATGTTTCCTGCCGTCATTGATCCAGGTGCATAAGCTCCACCTCCAGATCCAAGACCCATCCCCATCAAACTGTTTCCTACTGACGAGAACGCAGCAGCTTTTGCTTGTTGATTTGCAGCGTTGATGGAGTAGTTAGCCATGTTTGCTTGGTTTTGCGCTCCTGCTTGATTCATTGCCAAGTTGAGTGGCATATTGTAATCAAACTCACCTGATGATGCTGGACCAAGTTGTAAGCCCAAAGCTAGATTCTTTTGTCCAGCATTGTAAGACAACGGAGCTTCGCTAAGTGCTTGCAACCCAGGCTGTGTATAAAACGAACCAGCTTGGTTAAAGGCATTGGCTCCAGCTAGTGCAGCTTGCTCACGCTTCTGACGCATTAAATCTTCACGACCCATAGCCTCAGAGAAAATACTAGCATTGCCTCCTAATCGTCCAGATGCTTGAGCCGCTTCTCTGGCAGCTTGTTGATACATTCGCTGCTCTTCTGGCGTTACGCCTTGTGCGGCAGCGCGCGCGCGTTCAGCTTCTTGTGCGGATGCTTGAACGACTGCTGCTTGCTCTGGAGATAAGGACTGCAAAAGACCGCGAGTCAAACCTGTTTGCCCAGTCATCTGAGCAAGTTCTTCAGCACGGATTTGAGCTAAGGTTTTACCAGCTTGTTGAGATGTTGAAAGTTGAAGCGCATCAAACCCAGGTTGACCATTAACTCCGCTAAAGAATTGTCCAGTTTGACCGAACATTTGCTCCATGAATTCAGGACCAAACCTTTCGCTTAACTGTAAAAATTTAGGAGTATTTTGACCATAGTAATCTATCAAGCCAGCAGCTTGCCGACCTACAAGATTAGTTCCTTTATTAACTCCAGTAGTTGATGTTTTGAAAATATCAACAGGCTTAGGTGCTGATTGACCTTTTCCTGCTTGAGAAGCACCATAGATTGACGCTCCTGCGCCAAGGACTGCTGCGGCTGTGCCGGCTGATACAAATGCCATTAGCTTAACTCACCTCCAAAGTCGTTAATTGTTTTTTCCGTATAGGTTTCCATAGTATTAATTTTTAATTCTTGGTATCTGTCTTTTTTCCATGAGTTTACTCTTGGATCATCTTTTTCAAAAAGTGGATTTTCATTAGGATATGTTAAATATGCTACCATTTCATCTGCATCAGTTATATTTTCTGGATTTGCATGAAAAGTAATCCAAGTTGTGTCTTCGTAAATGTATAGAACTCGTTTAGTTCCTGCTTCGGTAACGCCAACAATAGGAGCTTCGTATTCAACAACTCCAACTTGATCCATAACGCGCAATCTTCCAGACGCAATAACAAACGGATGTTTTGTTTTGTGCTGCATACTTGTAAGCAGCGATCCCGCTGGCATAAATATCTTGCGAACATACATGCCAGGAAGAAACAAATGTTCAGTAGGAAAATATCCATCTGGCATTTGAGACATTTGATACTCAAGTTGCTCAATTGGAGAAGCAGAAGAAATTTCTTCAATAGATGGCACTTTAGATGCAATTACATTTTCAGTATTACATTCCTTAAGTGCTTCTAATTGACTATTCATAAAGGTTAAGAACTATGGCGAGGTGTGGATTCATCCAATGATTGAAACGCTATTATAAAGTGCGTCAACTCCAGCACTACTAAAGTTAATAGCAAGCACAATTGCACTTTGTGCGTTGTATGGAGAACCAGATAAAATTTCATTGCCAGATGCACCCGCGAAAGTACCAAGTTGACTACAGGTTCCAAGCACAGCAAAATTCGCACTTGGCATAGCTATTGAAAAATTAGCAACGTAGTAGCCATCTGCAACACTATCGCTACTTGTAGGTGGAATAACTGGGCTAGGAGCAGCAGCAGAAACACATGAAATATTTCCGCTTGCTCTAATTGTTTTACGCTTAAGCAAAATAGTTCCAGTTCCTGTTGCTGATGCAGAACTAGTTACAGTAAATATATTTGCATCAGTTACAGAAGCAACTACATAAAGCCCATCAGGAGCAACTGTTCCCGTTCCTGCGGAGAAATCAATAAAAATAAGATTGCCGGCAATTAATCCGTGTCCAGTTGCAGTAATCGTAACAGTAGTTCCAGACCTAGAAAATGTTCCAGCAAGGTCTGCATTTGTAGTTGTATCAAAGTTTGCCCATGCGCGGACACCATAAATAGGAGCCGTGCCAGTCTGCGCTCCACTGAGCTTAGGTGCTGTCACATTAGCATCAAGGATCTTGGCAGTAGTGATATTCGCATCTAGGATGTTAGCAGTTGCCACGGTAATCCCAACAGGCAATGCTTCTGATGCTAGTTTTGACAGCGAGATTGCAGCAGATGCGCTAATCTTAGCATTTGTGATAACTCCGCCTGCAATAGAGTTTGCCGTAACAGCATCAACACCCATTTCATTAGAGGTAATTCCAGATGTAGCTACTTTTAACTTGCCAGAAGTTAGCGCAAGAGTTGTTCCAGAAATAGCATCAGTCGTAAATAACGTCTGGTCGATGATATTGTTCATCAACGTGCTGGTAATAACCTCGTTCGTTGCAAAAGTGTGCGTTGTTTCTACTACTCCAGCCATATTATTTTTGTGAGATGATTTGTCGGTTTGTCACAGAGCCTGTAACTTTTATGGATGTGATTTTAGGGGAACCAATCGTCCGTGTCAAGGTTAGCGTTCCTAGATAGCCTCTAATGCCACCGAGACGGAAGCGGATATTACCTGTTTCGTCCTCGTTGGTAGATCCTGTGCCAAGCACTACACCGTCAAGGAACATAGTTGTCGTTCCAATGCTGTGATTGTTGTCTGGATCTTCTGCTGCGAAGGAAATATCATACTCACCTAGACCACCATCAACACATTGCATGGTAATTTGCCCATCTGTAAAACGTTTACGGTCAAGATTGCCTAGCGCGTAGCCTCTAGTTGTCAAAGATGACTCGATAGGGAAGCTGGTTACTAAGCCAGCGGACACTAAACTGTCATTAGATGTCTCAACAGCCTCTAATTCATGCACTCCACCTAGTGAAGTTACGGCATAAATGCTATTTCGCTCTGCTGCGCTGCCAATAATTATGTTTTTGATGATAAAATCACCAGAACCGAACGTATCTATAGACTCCCATCCTTTGTTTAGGAAGTTAAATATCAAAATTGTGTTGTTTCCAGTAGCATCGTTAGCTCCAGCAATAGAATCCAACGCAACAGCAAGGTAATATCGGTTATTGAACAGAGTTCCAACCGCCTCAGCAGCTAGATTCTTGTTGATTCTGTCAATATACGGTTGGATGTTCTTAGAAATAGGCTCATCTGCACCGCGAAGGTTGTAGTCATTTAAGAACTCAACAGCATACACACCTTCATCCGAAAGGAAGAACATAGCATTGCCTTTCATGACAACGCTTAGCTAAGCACCCGACTTCATTCGTCAACGCAGTCACACGGGTGTCATTTAAGCTACCAGTAGTGCCGCTAATAAGGTGCAAGCTATTGCGATTAAGGACAACTAGCTTGTCGTCGTAAAATCCTTGCATCGCCACAACATAATCTGCTGTGCCACCAGTAATTCGGAACTGATTGGCAATCTGATCAAACGTATGGCTATCTAAAATATCCGATACAGCAATCTCATCTGTGATGTTTCGATCTGTATAGGTAGGAGAACTAAATGTTCCAGCAGGATCGTAGTAAAACGGAACCCATAACCTGCGTTGAAAGTAAATACCCCATGGTGGAGCTGGTTGATGGATGAAACCGCCACCTACGCTGAACCTGCCACCGAACTCAACTTGCAATCCACCACCAAGGGTAGCCAAATTAGCGACTGGGGCAATAAAAGAAATGTTTGTGGTAGTTGCACTCAGCACCTCAAAGGACTTACCAGAGATGGCACTGAACTCAGGCACGGTAGTCTCGTAGATAACAATAGTATCTCCAGCGACAATCGTCGTATTGCCTGTGACTGTTAAGCTGACAACACCTCCAGATACAGAGCCGTTATTCCCAACTGTGGTAAAGATTTGTGGTTGCGTGTAAGCGCCTCCTGGCACAAGCGTAAACCCAGCTTTCAACACACCAGCAGTAACATCAAATGTCACCGTCTGCGAGGTTGTAAAGGTATAGGTAAAGACATCTTTATCTGTCACTGCCAACACAGTAAACGTGCCATTGGCAGGTGTTCCACCAGTAAGCCCACTGACTACGATGCTATCACCGACAGTTAATCCGTGGTCTTTCACACGCATCGTCACAGTAGTCGTTCCAGCTTGACTTGCGCTTTCAATCTGACGACCGCTAGGGAACCATTCAAATGCTTGAGACCCACCACGGAACAAGAACACGCGATCAAACGCTTGTATCATGTCAGTGTCGCTAGTAACGGATTGACTTGTAGGATACTTAATATCCTGCTGCGTATATCCATCTAAATCTACTAAGATAGCCTTAGTGTCCAACGCTAGAACAATGCTTTCTGAATTGCCTGTGTTTGGATCACTAAACAAGCAAGATGCTCGGACGTTGACGTTAGCGGCATCGTTAATTGGAGTTGTGGACAATGTGCCAGTCTGGTTGCTGATAGATGTTAATCCAGCTACGGAATACGTCAGCGTATCAACACTAGCTACGGTCAACGTAAAGTCACCGCTCATCTCGACATTGCCAACAAGTCCAGTAATCCTTCCTAGTGCCGTGCCAGTCAATCCATGCGCCACTGACGTAGTAATCGTAACCACTCCACTAGTCACACTAGCAGCACTAATTGTCTTTGCAGAATCAATCAGAAAGAACGGTAACTGTAACGGACTGCCACCACTCGTCAACGATCCTGTCCTAGCGACAATACCCCTGCGTGGCTTCCAATATCCTTCCATCCTGCCATTCAGCGACTCTCGCACCTCACCAACTTCTAGCTGGTTCAACTGCAATCGCTGATTCACACTAAGAAACCCACCATCCCCATCCGAGGATTGCGCTTCGTCCATCGCACTGCCACTCTGTGCAAACTGACTCATTAGGCGTAATAGGCAATTACGGAACCACTCTGTAGATCAATTAAATTAAATTTTCCGCCAATACCAATTCCTGCTGGAATTGTCACACCAGAAATATTGGTTAAATCAACAATGTTACTACTCGTGATATCGTTAAATACTGTATCTGTAATAACTTGAATCCAACGGAAATCGCCATTAACAATTCCTGTTGTATCGTCAATATATAAACCGCCGCCTTGGCCTTGCATGTTATAATCTGCTGGATTCCCCATAATTTTGTTGACTAAATGTTGATTTGAACTATAATAAACCCGATCCAACGAATGAGTCGAAGGATCGGAAACCTCAAACATGTATCAGCATGCAGGAAGCAAGTCAATTAGTATTTGAATTTAAGAAAAATGTCAACCTTT